ATAGGAATCTTTGGCCGCCACTATCATTGGATACACATCTGGATACCCGGCAGAAGACGGTATGTCGCCATTGGACAGATAGGTCGTTCCGCTTGAGGAAGTCGCAGCCAGCAACCAGGGCTCGAACAATGGCGTTAACAGGAACCTGAAAGCCCCCATGCCTCCGACTTCGGACTGGTGTATAGTCTTCATGGCATCCCCGTAATTTCTTACAGGGGTAAACCCGTCCATGCTCTCAAGATCGGCTTTAAGATCGGTATGGCCGAAAACCACATACGACGGATCTATGCCTTCAGTAGAGACCAGTTGTGATGCAGAAATGCGNCTGGTTATCTTCATGGCCTTGTCCTTGGATAACGCCCTCTCTATCCGCTTGAAGTCTCCTGCAAGCGGGGGAGCATTTACGGCGGCCCTTGATCCGGCATTGTTCGCATAAACGACATTGCTACCGGATTTCTGGACCGAGACGGTAACAAGTTCAACCGTCTCGGCCATCTGCTCTGAGCAGAGGTCAACAGTCTCCATTGGGATGTCATCTTCGTGAGTATCGAAAACAACGTCCGTGAGTTCCGCCCAGTCACCGTACTGGCGCAGGGTGCTGGTAATATCTGTCTTGGTGAGTTTTCTGCCCGGAGGCGTTACGCCTTCCGATAATGGTGCTTCGGCTGTTGGAAAGTTCTCATACCGACGCCATTTCCCGGTTAAAGATGTGTTTGTTGGCTGAGTGAATGGCTGCCCGAACATCGCGGCAACCATCAGGTAATTACCCCTTTTCAGGAGCCTCTTTTTTACGAGACCAGTACTTCTATACCCCAGGTCCCCAGCAGTGCTGTAAGTTGTATCTCCCATTTTTAAAACCTCCGCTAAAATAACGATTAAAATGAAAGGTACTCTTACGGTACGCTGTGTTTGTCTTCATTCGATTACTACCTTATGCGCTTAAAGATTGTCTTCTTCCCGCAATTGGGACACTTGAACTCTTGCGGATCTAACGAGGCTTGGCCTCTGCACAAGAGCTTGTTGCATATATCACCTTTTTTTTCATTGAAATGCCCACACCTCAACTCCATTCCTTGAGGAATTTGCATTATCAAGTTTTCTGGAACCTCAGATATAAAAGGATCATCTTCTACTGGTGTCTGAGATCGTTTCATCTTCTGGCCCTCTGTTGCGCTCGCCTTTTGGACCGGATCATAACGGCTAAATGGAAGTTTTACTTTACCTACAATTTTAGCCTTGCCGAGATCTTGGATTACGTCTGTTTCCATGTTCAATAAATAGGGCTGGTATCTTCTTCGTTGAATGCCGCCATTTCTTCATCTTCCGGGGAAAGGGCGGAATTGAAGCTCTTGCCCTTAGACCTCACAGTAGTTGAATGCACCTTGTCGAATGCGTCTTTTGACTTCCGCCTTTTGTCGTCATGTGCTTTCAATTGTTCGTCGGCTTCGCCCTTGCCCATTTTGTTGATGAACCTTGTCAACAGCCTGACTTTATCTTGCGGGTCTTTGGAGAAATTCAAGACTTGGATTTCTTTAGGCTCGTTCTTGAGCCAATTAACCAGGTCTTTATTATCTATTTTTTCGGCGTTCGGGACCTTGCTCCTTACAGCCTCAGTGAACAGCTTATTGTCCACCTGCTCCATCATCTTAGCACCCGATTCTGTTGTGAGCAGGTATCCGTTTTCAACCATTTGAGTTACGATATTATGAGCAATGGACGCAATCATAACCGGCAGCTCCGGCGTTGCTTCAATGGCCGTCTCAAAATCAAGCAGCTCGCCATCAGATAGCTCAATAGTGCCTTTTGGAAAAAAATCTTTAGGTATGACCTCCCGGATAAATTCAACGTCTTCTTTTCTGTAAGATTCTTCTCTTGCAGATACATGGCTTTGTTGCGATCTTTGACGTTCCGCTTCCGCTCTGGCCTCATCCTCTTTCTGTTTGGCCTCAGCCTCAGTCTTTTCTTGGGCCTCTATGATCTCTTTGCCGCGCTTAACGTCTTCATCGTCTTCGATTTCGACATCAGGCTTTACCTCTGGCTCAACTTTCGGCTCAGTTTTTTCTGGCTCATCTTTTTTCAGGTCCTGGTCATCACCTTGTTTTTGATCTTCAAACCCATTGTCGGCATCTTTCGGATCTTCTCCCTCCGGCTTTTTAACTTCATTTTCCGGGGGAGATTCACCGGGCCTCATATCAAGAGACCTGTTATCGTCCATAGAGTCATCATTAAACGCAAGCACTTCATCCTGCATTATTCCGGCATTGTCGGCAGGTTCTTGATGCTGCTCTGTGACTTGAGTTGTCTCTGTGTCATCTGGCATTCTTAAATCTCCTTGTTTTGTTTTCGGTCTTTAATCCGTTTGGCAGGATTACCACACCATATCTCTTGGCTTGGGACATCGCAGGTCACGACTGAACCCGCTCCAATAACGGCCCCATCCCCGATCTTGTTAACGCAGGTGAGGATTATAACCCCATCCCCTATGTAAACATCGTTTCCTATGTTCAACCCTGATGTCTTTATCCTGTCGGTTTTAACATCTTCTTCGATTGTCATTCCGTCATGAAAATGATCATGGGTATAAATGCGGGTATTCCTTGAAATTGAAACGCCCCTGCCGATAGTGACATCCGAGGTGCAATCAATATAAACTGAGGGATGAATGTATATCGGGTGCTTAAATATTAATTGGCCGCGTCTGCCGTGATGGAATCCTGTTCTGAACTCAACCATTCCTCTTTTCCTTCCGGGTGCTCGTAGTTATGTATGGTTTTGACTGTCCTGTTTTTAGGAAAACACATACTCGGATCTTCCAGTCTTCCCAGCCATGCGCCATCTTCGCCTTGTTCTGGCCATATAGCCATTGGAATGATATGCCCGATAGTGTTGTCAGTATCGAGCCACAATCCAAAACCGGCTTTGGCGGCCTTCTCACAAAAATATAGATCGGTTCCCATTACTTCGGTATGAGTTCGCCCGCATTCAAACCAGGGCCTTGCCATGTTTTGTAACACCTTTGATTTTATCAGCATCCCGGCATTACCAACAGTCAGCCCTGTAATATCAATGCAGCCCGATCTCCCCCGTAAGGCATGATACGGCACCCTGTAAAAATCACGGCGGCTGTCAAAATGTATTACATGCCAGAACGGGAACCCATGCCGTAAACACAATGGAACTACTATGTCTTTATCTCGTTCAAGAAGCTTCATTAATAAGTCTTCTTTCCATACGTGATCATCGCCAAGTATCCATAGATAATCACATTCAAGCTCTTCCATGGCCTCTATTAAACGGTTGAGATTATACGCCGGATCTCCACCTACAGCCCATTGATGTTTAGACCCTGGTGGACTTATCGTAAAGCTTAGGCAGGCATCAAATTCACGATACCTGCCCATGTTCCCTGAACATATCCCAACTAAAACAGACCCGAATTTTTTATTCTTTTTGAAAATCATGGCCCCTCTATAGGTGGTCTTTTAACAAAACAGAATATTACGAACCGAACGTACCGCCACTGGCTGCATCAACATCACCAGTAGAGGAAAGCGGCTCCCACCAGTAATAGACGCTCATTGTACCTGATGTCATTGTGGTGNNTGCGACCGTAAAGCCCACATCTTCGCTTGTGATGATGTCAATAAGATTGCTGCCCAATAATGTCTTTACATTACTGGCAAGTGTTGAGCTTATAAAAAATTCACCTGCATCCAGCCCTGTCACCGTAGTAGCAGCTATAAGGTCTCTGGTTGNAGTGCCGAACTTGATTGTAGCCGCAGCGGGGCTCATATTGACACCTGTGTATATTGCCAACCTGATGCGAACCACACCTGTAACGTCTAGGATCTTATGGACGGCCGCAGTTTTCCAGGCCGTTGCAGTCCATCCGATAGAGATAACCCCGGATTTGGTTCTATTGTAATTCAGGGACGCCCCAAGAAGCTCGTCAACCAGACTCCTGTTGGTTCCAAGTGCTGTACCTGTCCCGTTGTTCACGGCCTCCTGCACCTGCTCCATTCTTTCGAGAACAGATCCGTCCTCATTCGCGGCCACTCTGCTGGTGTTGGCAGGATTGTTTGCAGTGTTGGCCCCAAGCAAATACTTTAGATTTTTCAGCAATGTCAACATTTTCTAATCTCCTTTATATTGTTGTTTTTCAAGGACATCCTGGGGCTTTCTAAGCGCTCTCTTTAGTCCTATCTTTATTCCGAGTTGGACCCGGAAATCTTGGATAAGAGGATCGTCACAGATTTTCGACAATGTTTCCTCTCTTTCTTCGATTGCTTTTATGTCGGCTTCAAGCGCCCTTTTATATGCCTGCCAGTGCTCCAACTGTAACAGCCCCAGGATGTATTGTTCGTCAACATCGCTGACCATATCGCCTCTAATTAACTGCTACCAATCCAGCATTATCGGGAAGGATGATTCGCTCCGGCGCAATACGGTTGATCTCATCCTTGTAAATCTTGTATAACTGTCCATCCTTGTCGAGAACCTTGACCTCGATAATGGAGTCTTCAGGGATACGGATATCCACAAACTTTCTAAACATCTTTTGATTGCCCCATATACTGGCAATCACGGACTCAACCCTCTTCATATCCTTGTTTTCGCGCCTGAATGTGAGGCACGGATTCTTAATCCTATACCAGTTTGGGCCAAGGGGGTGTTCACCTACCTCCAACTCGCCCAAGTACGTATTGACTCCGCCTGTAAACTCGATAATCTCTCCGGCATAAGGTGTTTTCATTGAACCTCTCCTTTTGTTTGGGTTTCTATTTTGATGACATTTGGAACGTCAAACTCAACACACACCATATTTTCGCTGATCCTGACCCCAAGAATTTTTTGCCCTTTGTATTCGTAAGCGCACAGAGCGTTTGGATCTCCGGGATACAAATATTTTTTAAAATTCCCGGATTCAATAAGGAATTGGGCGTCATCAATGACCCCTAATTTTTCCAATTGTGAGCGCAACAGTTTTTCAATCTCAGCTTCAATGCGCCTGTAAAGACCTGACGCCATATCGTCAATCGTGTTCTCTTCTTGTGCCTCGAAACTATTCAACCTCATTATCCCCTTCTTTCTCTTCTTTCGCTTTTTCAACCTCAACTTTTAACTTCGCATCTACAACGGCCTTCTCTATTTCCTGGCCGTGCTTGACTTGGCCCTCTGCCATCTTCCCTTGCTGTTGGAATGCAAACATCTTCGCCTGTCGCTCCGCCTGTGCATCGGCAAGGGCCTGATTCATCTGGACGGCCTTCATTTCAGCCTGCGCCTGTGCTTCAGCCTGAGCCTGTGCTTCTTCGGCCATCTTCTCTTCGGTTTTGATAAATCTTTCGGGGTTTTCGTCCATGCTCTCGTAAATAATCTCCAGGTGAGGCCTGACCTCACAGTATGGGAATAGGATTTCGCTTGATATAAACAACGACAGGGCCATCCTCATGCGCTCCCCACGGATCTCTTTATTCTGAAATGACGTAAACCCGTTAGGCTCGACTTTGCACGTGACTTTGCTCTGTTCATCGTCGCCATACATCATATTGTATTCGTAGATATCCCATATTTCCGGCTCAATGAACTGCTCATCACAATTCCTGATAACCTGGCCGATATATTTACCCGCGTTCTCCGTGAGCTGGCGCATTTCATAGGCGGTATCGGGCTGGTGCTTTGCGAGATTGAACCCCTGCATAATGGTAGGGATCATTGATACATCGTCTTTCATCTGCATCATCAATGATATACCACTCATCAATGATTCACCCACATCCGGGAACACAATAGGGAGAATGGCCTTTCTGACATCATCACAGTCGTCTGCGATGTCGTAACTTTTCCCTGGAACAATATCGTTTAACTGATCAGGGTTGTGAAAATATCGTTTCTTAACCGCCGTGGTTACATTCGCAGACAGTTTCTTATTGTCCTCAAACGCCCGGATCATGCCGACCAATGCGCTCTGAACGTCAGCCATATTGTCGGCAATGCCTGTTCCGGTTGTCTCATCCAGGTCTTGCTCGGTAACGCACATATGATGCGGGCGCTTCCCTGTATCATTTCTCAGATATCTAATGATTTGCTTGTCTGCAATCTCCCCCATGATCTCAACATCATCGCCGCTATCCTCTAAATCCTCGTAATCCCCCAAGCTCATCACATTGGCCTTGAACTTTTTCTTCATTATCTTTTCAAACTCTTCGGTGAGCTTCCTGGGGGCTCTCATGTAAAATTCGTATCGGACAATGGTTGCACGTCTTTCCTGTAATTCCCTTTTCCCTGGTTGCTCTAATACGTGAGCGTCTTCAGCAGACCTTGTGCTTATTGCCTTTTGGCTGTTCGTCTTGATTACATTGTCTATAACCTGATCAAAATATCCTGGCAGACCTTTTAGCTGTCTTAAATCGTATGAGCTTGACTTGATGACCTCAGCATAACCGGCACTCTCTTGGAGGTTTTCGCCTTCCATATCCCAGATCATATTCCAGACTGACACATATTTATGACCAGGGACTGTTTCGGATTCTTGAGACATCTGATAACGAATGTATTGCTTCTGCTCTTCCGGTGGGACAAACTCGGCGGCCTCTTGAGGTAGCATCTGGACGCGACGCATTATCTTTGACTTAATGGCATCAACAGTAAACTTGGAAAACGCCATCCCATACCAGCCCAGAGACAACCATTTTTTCATGTATTCCCGGTCGGCCTTTCGTAGTGCCAGTTGCGTCTCAATCTTTTTCTTCTGTAATTCAATTCTGGCGTCCCGATCCTGTATGTATTCCTCGCCCTGATCATTGTCATACGGGTGAGGGGTTAGGTTAAAAGGGATCTTCCCGGCCCGCAATACCGTATCGAGCAGGATAGAGTAAAACGCCCATACTTTAACACGGACAAACCCAACCCATGTGTTTGACCGCCAACCTTTGCCCTCGTCTTTCTTCCATTTCTTCAACCTGTTGTCACGGTTGGTAACGGCCTCGTAATTGGCCTGGAACTTTGGCTCTAGATATTGGCTCTTCTGTTTCGCCCATCGTTTAATTGTCTTATCAACAAATTCGGACAGGCTGCACAGATATGTAATGTCATCGGTCATAGATTATTCCTTAATGTCCACCCATGGTATCTTCTCGAACCCTGCTAGTAATGTTTCCAGGGCCAAAACCGCACCATTTTTCGCGCCTGCATCCATCCTTGTACTCACAAACTGTTCGACGGACTTACTTAAATAACTATCAACCTGGCCCTTGAATGCCTCAGTGTTGAGCTTTTCGCCTAGAATGCCGTCTCCTATCTCATTGACATACGGGACCTCAATCAGGCTGAACATGAGATGCTTGAATTCGCTCTTATAGATTTGGATTGAATACCGCGTTTTGACATCAATGTGTTGACCACCCCAAAAATAGGTCGCTGACTTATACAGGGAGAATGTGTCATTGACGAACTGTATAAGACCTAAATCAAACCCGGTCCCATCATCTCGGATATGAATCGTCCCGTCTCCATTCAGCCATGTCTCTATTGTCCAAAACTTGAATTGCTCGAATATTATTAAAGTCTTGGACAATAAATCCTGACCGGCCATGATAGCGAACCCTTCATTGTTGCCATCTGGGAAGGCGATTCCACCACGCATGTAAAATGGCTTAACCACCCCCCCCTCGAAATGCAGCAATGAGGTGTAGGGGTTGACCTTGTGTTTGGTCACGGCCATTGGCCGACGAATTATCATAATCTATCCAGTATGACCGGCCTGACTTCCGCGGGTATCTCGGTCAGCTTTTCAACCTTTTGCCCCATGATCTCGGACCCAGGAACCAGATAAACCGCTATGCCCTGAGCGTGTTCATACTCNTTNTCGCCNAATCGGGANCATTCNGCCTTGAGACGCAAGGCATCAATAACAAACCATGCCAGAAAAAGAGGGATTTCGACTATGCGGTGTTTATCGCTTTCGTCTACGTCAACATAGAAATATTTCCCGCCCTCCGCCATATCCTGAACCAGAGTGTTTGCATAGGGACCAATGCCAACATCCTGTATCCTGTATGGATTTTTCAATTCCAAAAACCGTTATAATCTGAGGCTGCATATATTACCCAAATGCTGATTTCAGTTTCACGGTTGACGCCACTGACCGGAACTGATGAGAAATAGCCATTGTTTCCAGGGCCTTGGAGCCATGAGAGTTATGGACCACAACGCCCTCGGCCACGAAACAGTTATATTTAGGTACGCTTATGTCATACACCTCAAAATCACCAAACATTTCATTTATGTTAATGACCTTGTGATTATTTCCCTCGACAACTCTTTTACTACCCTCTATGACCCTGCAATCAGAAGAATGTTTAAATGAATCCCAAAAAATAACTCCGCCATTTTTAATTGTTCTCGCCCGGCTATTACACGCGGAACAACAATACAAACGCTTCCAATTACCCAAGAACTCCTCACCGCAGACAGAACAAACCTTTATCGTCTCTGATCGCTTGTATAAATCGTGAGATTTCTTGTTTGATGGGTTGTTGTTGTATTTATTGCTGTCTATATGGTGGATATGTTTCCCGTCTTTTAAATATCCATTGAAAACGGAGAAAGAAAATTTATGCTCCTCTGCTATTGTGCCATCTGTTAAATGTACCCTTGCATAACCACTATCTTTATTTTCATAAAACGGCATGAGTGAGTCACCGGGTTTTAAATCTTCAGCTGCCACCCATGACCCATCTCTACGCATAAACCTATGATCTGGTGTGCATTTAATATCTTGTTGGTGATCCAATGACACGCGCAACAACCTGCCAGTTTTTTTAGATAACCAACACTTTTCGGCCTTGGCGGGATGTAACCTTTTTTGTTCTGAATCATACGCCCACAAATAAATATCATCCTTACCAATCAAATCTTTAATCTCAACCCACCCGTTCAGTGTCCTAATCCTGGTGCTACCGTGCAGACACGCCCAGTCGTGTAATGGCGCGTTTTTAAATGTCTGATGTTTTTGATCCCACTCGTTCCGGTAATTCTGTAATGACGGGAACCCGACTTTGCGCTCCCTATGAGATTTTGTTGTGTTGCTCTGGTCAAACCAGCACAGGGGCAGGATGGACCTGACCGCCTCAATTCCCTGTTGCTGAGTAGATATCCGATCCGCAACCGAAAACATAAACGAGAAATCTTCGCTGGTTGCTTCATCTTTGAGGTTGGCCGCCTGCTCTTTCAAGTCCTTGCCACTACCTAACTCATGTTGCAGGGTATCATGGGGCCCGGTGTGACTGCCGTAGATCCAACCGTTTTGGCCCTGCAATTCCTTCAGTTTCTTACCGTAATAAATAAGGCCTTGGTTATTATTTTCAAAATAATCAATAATGTGGATCTCTCTGCCTACTGTTTGCGTGAACCAGATCGAGGTTGAATCGTCATAGCCCAAGTCCCACCAGGTATCCACGGGGATGCCTGGAACAAACGGAACATCCGTTAACCTGCCTGATTTTTCCAGGCTAACCAACTCAACCGCATAGTAGGCGCCGATGATCGCGGCCTGGAATGAACACATCCACTCCTGGTTATACAGCGCCGTCCCTAGCTCTTCGCCCCAATCCTCAATGTATTCTTGCAACTCTGAGGCTCGGGCCTGCTCATCCAGTACATTTGTGTCTTCAATCGTCAGTTTTTCCGCGAACCAATCGGGCCGGTGTAGCGCAGACTCATACATATTCTTTGCGTGATTCTCGCCACGAGGGGTGGTAATAAACAACCCCCATCCGCCATTTTCTGCCAGAATCGGTCTCAAATACGCCCACGCCTCCGGGTTTGCCAGCGCCCACTCTGAGAAAACAACCCCATAGGGCGGACTTCCAACCAAACTATTAAAATTGTCTGAGCCAACCACCTGCCATGTCCCGCCGCCCCTTATTCCGATCATCATTTCATTTTCGCGGGTAAACTCCCGGATCTCATGCGGAAATGCCTCATCTATCCGGCGTTTGCCAGTGTGAGGATTGACAGCCAGCCAAATGGCCTTGCGTGCCTGAGACGCCTCTGGGAGCATGTGCCAATAGGTCGCGGGCTTTTCATACGCGCTCTTGGCCGCCCAATGTAGGCATATCTCATCTTTCCCCGCCCTTCTGTTCCAGATACAAATACCACGTTTACCCCCATTGCAGAGATATTGCCAAATAGAGTCCTGGTAATCACGCGGGCTCCAATTAAACGGAATCTTGATAGATTTACCTATCGCTCGCAGAACTTCGCGCTTAGGATACAGCGTCAGTAAGTGCTGCGCGAACTCCATCTCTAAATTTATCTGGGAGGGCTGCAATAACATCCTCTATATTGGCTCCTGGTGTATCAAGGTTAAACGCCTGGCGCTCCAATGGAATCAGACTTTTCAATGCTGCTGATAAATCCTTTAGAATACCGGCATTCGAAGGCAATGAGACGGATCTCAGCATCATCCGCCGCCGGTTTAATCCTGCCAGCCCCTCTGATGCCGTTTCTGACTTGATTTCTTGTTCTATCTCAGATCTGTTTTCAACCGTTTCTTCCAGTTGCGCGAATAACTTCTCTATTAATTTATGCCCATATTTCAGTGTCTTACGGTGGTTTGTGATGACTTGGATATTTGTGCGGACCGTTCCTTCTATGTCGTCACGGGTCGGAGTGTTTCGTTTTCTGTTTCCATTAAGTGTTTCCTTCANCAGTGCCGCTTGAGTTTTCCGCCTGACTTCCTCAGATTTGTCTTGATACCAATTTTCCTTTTTTGCTCGTTTACTAATTGTCCCGGCAGTAGTGTCAAATTCTTTTGCGATAACCCTCAAGCTTTTTTGGCCCAGGGTATATTCTTTCTCTATCGCTTCCCAATCAACTTGTTTTCGCGCCATTATTTTGCAAACCTATAGATAATACAGCATGAGCCATGATCGAGCTGATCAACATACAATTTATTGACTTTTATATTTAATTCTGGACTCGCTAACGGCTGGCCGGCAACAGTACAATTCAAAATTGGGCTGATCGGGTGAGTATCGTCAATCTCCAACTCGCAGATATCACCAATAACGATTGCAGCGCCATACCAGATGATTTTTTCAATGACTATAGTGCTGCTTCCCGGCACTAGGTTTAACGCTGTAAATACGTCGTAATCACCATCGTCAGCAACAGCGCCCGTGATTAGGATTTGGTTATCGCCTACAAAAACGGCAGAACCAGCTGCAAACGATAACCCTGGAAGGGAAACCAACAACATTAAAAATATAAATATCGCCTTTTTCATCTGGGATCTCCGAATATGCTGTTAACTTTCTTTACAGTTTATGCCTCACAAAAGTGTCTCAAAAGTGAAGGACATTTATTGTTGCCCTGTGGGTTAGTTCCTCGTACTATGAGACACCTTTGATGAGACGTTAGCGTAAAAAAAACTTTACACTTTTAACTGATGGTAAACATTTCGGAACATTTGT